CGATCCATTGGCACTTCTGGAAGAAGGGCACGAAGGGATCGAGGGGTTTCGAAAGACTGATACAGTGAGGTACCAAAAGCATCTGGTATCCATTCGGCACCGACCCCACTGGAGTCGGCGAAAGCCTTTTCAATATGCTCACGAAGGAAACCCGGGGCTTTCTCCAAGTGGGTATAAAGCTTGATGTCGCTTTTTGGAGTGTGGGGCTCACGTTGCATCATGCGACAAAATGATCGCTCTTTTGCAATTCGGATAAGTTCCTTGTGCCATTCGTTACATGGGGCATCTGTAGAGTCGATAAGACCCTTTTGCTCCACGTTCACCCGTCCGAGTCCTGGGGTGTTCACGGTTTTGGTTCCCGTTTTCCACCGAACGCCATCTTCACCGATGAATTGACGAAGAGCAAGATCACCACCAGAAACAGGAATAACGACGGGCTTTGTTTGGGCCTCGATCATTTTTTGGTGTGCTTGCTTGAGGTCTGTGACCTGGGCCTCAAAATTAGACAGACGGTTTTCGGCTGACTTTTGATGAGATACGATACCGGCGAGGGTTTTCTTTGCTTCCTCGACCGCATTATTGTTTGACATTATGGCCTCCTATCGGCTCAAAAAAGCAGCCAAGGCCGCAAGGTTAGAATCGTTTTCCTCGGTTGATTTTTCCATAGTTTCGGTTTCCGCTTCTTCATCATAATCCGATATGATCTCTTCTTCGATCTCTTCATCTTCTGGCAGTTCTTCAACTGGTTTGGAGAAGGTGATCGATATGGAATCTTCAGTTTCGGTAATGTCGAGAATATGGCGAAGCATCAACGACGGGATCGCTTCAATCTCACCGCGAATCATGGAACGGATCCGAGTATCAAGATCATCATTTGATCGTGATGATATATTCGCTTCCGGGTTTGCTGGGATTGTCACTATAGACACTTCCAACAATTCGCATTTAGAGAAATAGACACCATCAGATCCAGCGTGTTTATGCTCGACCGGTAGCTTTGATCGTGGGGTTGACTCAATCGCACGAAAACCAACAGATACAGAATGCAAAAATCCTGCATCTGCCTTGCGTGCCACTTCTTTTCCTGTAGGATCATCAAGGTCAAATTCAACGTCGATAATCAAGGCATTATCTGTAGCTTCCACAACCCCGCGCCCGATTGGAAGCGATAATGGGTTGTGATTTAGCAAAACGATTGGGTTTCGCACATAGCTTGAAAGACTCCAGGCTCGTTCACCCTGCTCAATGACATCACCATAACGATCTTCTGTTGCAGTGCTGGCGACAAATGAAACGATACCACCGTTCTCATTTGTGGCCGCTTCGCGCCTTACAAGCGTCAGAGACTTTTTGATCATATGAAACCTCTCAAGACCTTATAGCATATTAAGAGCAAGGAGGGCAAATGAGCCAAAAACGGACAACTGAATTCATCATAATCGGTCAACCCGTTTCATGTCCTCGCCCAAGGGTGACCAGACATGGAACGTTTTACCCCAAGAAGTACAAGGAAGCGAAGAAGCTATACGCTGGTCAAGTTCGATTACATTTTGCTCACAACAACCTTGATCAATTTGTTGGGCCTGTCGCTCTACATGTTGCATTCATCCACCGACGACCCAAGGCGATGAAAGGAGTTGATCGAGTTTGGAAAACAACAAGACCAGATGTTGACAATTTGGTAAAGACGATCAAGGATGCAATTTCAGCCGCTGGAGCATGGAAAGACGATAGCCAATGCTGTGTATTGTATGCGATTGACAATTACGCCGAACCAAACGAAGAGCCCCATACCCGGATCATCATGACTGAGTTGACCGAAGCACCACAGGGATCACGGTGCAACGACAATTAATGTCCATTGATGCAGCACCAAAGGCCCCCGGGGATTTGCCAGAATATGAATCAATTTGAAAGTCTTGCTCAAGATCTTTTTGTTGCCCTTCGAGTAATCTATGTTCTGGGCGTACCTTGTCATCCCTTGCGCTAAGCCATTGCTTTTTCATGTTGATCCCCATCGCTTGGGCTTCCTTATAGGCGTCTATGGTCGCCCCATTCACCGCCCTGGTGGCTTCTGTTCGTGCAATTGTTCGGGCTCTTCCTATGCTCATTGATCCGGATTTTGTTAATTGCTCTGCCATTGAATCAATCGAAAGACCACCGACCAAACCGGTCTCAATAATGCTCTTAACCGCTGCTCCACTGGTCGCAGTAATTTGTTGTGCCGCAGCACTCATAGCAACATTTGCAAGCTCACGATCTGCGAATGGTACGGTTAATTCTACTCCCGCCGCCGCTGCTACTTCTTGCAATTGTTGACTACCACTTAGCTCCCAGTGCCGAATGAAGGTCCCCCCGACCTCTTCGATATAAAGCCTTTCCTCTTCGGCCTGTGCAATAAGATCATCCCACGACATCACAGTTCTCAAATGTATATCAACACTTTTTGACTCGGTGACTTGTTCACGAATCCGCTTCTCATATCTGCGCAGTGAACCAAGCATGTAACGACGGACAGCACGATAGAGAGATTTTTCAGCGGGTATGTGTACTTTTCGCAACCAACCCCACCACTGGCGGTCGCTTTCTGTTGATGCTCTTCCTATGCTCTTTTTTTTTTCGTCGAACGATAGAAGAACGTCTGTCAATGGTGGAGCATTCAACGACATCGCCGCAAAGTATTCTTTGATCTTGGTGTAGATCCTCTGCCTTTCATCTTCAAGAATTCCGCTCCTCTGGGTGTTGAGGTCCTCCACTGCCCGCGCCAAAAGATCACGATACACGACAAGGTCACCATTTTGTGGGATTGCGTTTTCTGGGTCATCCTCATCAACCAACCGAGCGATCCGGAATTTGTATCCTTCCCGCGATTGCAATCGATCTGGATCACTCCACAAATGCGCTTGTTGATACCTCATCCAATTTGGAGCACCATTACCGAGAGTGTTCAGAATAGCCCGCTCAATTTCGTCTTCGTCTTGTTCCCTGGGATTAGATGGATCAAGCGATACAGGAAGGAGACCACGAACAACGGGAGGAGCAAAAAGACGAGCGACAAGTTCCGCCCCTGCTCTTTCGTCTTCGGTGATTGTTTCGATCTCTTCCGCTGGGGCTGGTTGGATCATTCCTTCTGCCGCATAAGCCGCAGCCGGATCCGCCCCAAGGTGAATGTGCATTTGCACGCGCTGAAGTTTTGACGTTCTCATCTCCTGCAAGGCTTCCACAGATGAATAGTCGTGAACAACGCGGAATTGAGGATCCCACCTTTTCGCGATCTCAGTGAATAACGTCTCAAGCCTGGATCCACGTTTTGTTTGCACGCTCCAATAATGCGAAGCCTGTTGACGGCTGGTGGCATAGTTGGCGGTAGGGAGCCCAAGCACCGACCCAGGGACACCAAGCACCGCAGAAACAGACTCGCGGGTCATGTTTCTAACTGCCTGAAACTCCATATCACGAGGCGTCAAATTCAGGGTCTCCATTTTGACTGCTCCAGACAATACCAAGGCACCACCGGCTTTCACCAGTCCGGTATATTGATCTGCGATTTGCTTCCTGGTTTCCTTGGGCCAAATGTCTCCATCCTCCGCAGGTGATAACAAGACATCTGGTCGACCTGATGCGCTTTGCTGGCTTGCCATTTTTTGAGCGTTCAGATCACCGTCTAACTCGTAGCGGAGAGCCTCGACCGAACCAGTTCCATACAACGTTGAAGGTCCCATTGAGTAGGTTGAATTACGCAAATGGACAACACGATCAACAGGATAGACGACAGATTGTCCGCTTGATGTGTGCTGGTATCCGGATAGTCCCTCTGCCGGTGTGGTGATTATTTCCGTCTCCCCTGGATGTAGCCGAACAAGTGAAACCGGCTTCTCTCCTGCACCCAAAAAGAGGGTGTAAGCATTCCCGCACAACATGAGATCGATAGCGAGTTGCTCTCTCCACAGTTCGCCATCTGTTGAGCTATTCGGTTGATTGAGTAGATCAAGAACCTCATGGTTTTGAATGATCTCTTCGTTTTCACCTTTCCCACGAATCAACAACAAAGGCAGTGCAGCAAGGTCTTGTGATGATCTCGTTGCTGCCGCGTGCACGTAGGCATGAATACCGAGGGCCGATAATGCGTTGGCTTGAGAATATGGGGCACGGATACCACCAGCCGAAGACCACGCCGCGCCATGATTGGGCTTTTCCGGTTTGGTTTGCACTGGTCCTTGTTTGCCGATCACAGCACTCCACAACCGACCCCAATAACCATCATTTTCTTCACTCATGACAACCCCCTGCTATCGGTGTCGATTATAGCGCACCCATTGCATGATTTCATATCGCAGCGCATCCAGGGCGTGATCATTTTCCTTTTTTGGCCGATCTCGTTTGCTTTTGGAGTCCCACCGATAGAGCTTGAATTCACGAATTAAATTAATGCAGTCCGGGTGAATAATGACCCCCGGCTTTCCTTCTTCATCTGGTGCCATCACATCTCTGACCATGTTGATCCCTTCAAGCACTCCTTTGTGCTTTGGTGCTTTCAACGTTGGGATCATGCACTCACGCTTCAAGGTCAGCCGCCCATCCTTGCTCTCTGGGTCAGCAACAGTCCAAAAGAAGTCATCATCCCCGGACATCTCCTTGATTTTCCTACCTGCTTCGATGGTGGTCAAGCCTGTTTCATATAGCTCCTGGTAGACATACAAAACCGGATCCGGACGAAGAGCACCTGATGGGGCCACTGCGATCCATAGACACGAGAACGGATGGGTACTTCCAAAATCTATTGCGCGGTGCCTTTCCCACCCTTCATTGATCTCTATCTCGCCAACATGTAACGACAGCGAAAACTCAGAATATACCAATCCAGCCTGAGAGGTGAACTCGCCAAACAATCGGGATCTTTGACTCGCTTCTGAGAGATGGGATACCGCTGATTTCATCTTCACAGATGAAATGTAGGGATTATCCAGCCCTGAGATCCGATCCGTTGAAAAGCCAGGATGAGGATTATCAATAAATCTATCATGCATCCAAGTGAGCCCTTTCAATGGGGTAGCCGTGACCAAAACCCAACCTTTCGCATCAACAACGCGAAGCATCGACTCATCGAAGACGTCTTCTGGTGGTTCCTCATCAAGCCACACAACAGAAGGCGATCCACCCTGCCATTTTTCCCGCCCTGAATCACAAGACATCGAGACGATCCGACCATTGTTAGGCAATACTGCCAAACCTCGATTATTTGCCCCCCATTGTCTTCGTGTGGTGCCACGAGGGAAGTATTGATCCAATTTGGGACGTAAGTATTCCAGAGCGTCCCCATAACTGAGAGAGCCCACCCAGACCGTACCTGGCTTTTCTGGGATCAATGCATCGGGGATGTCATTTAAGACCATCCAGTCCCTCACCCAATGCTCACGAGAGCCCGCTGCAATAGCTACTGATAATTGGGCTCCCATCTGAGTCTTCCCCGCTCGATTTCCTCCAGCTACCAAACAGCTATCACCTCCGAGAAGGATCGACCGGATGACTTCCCGCTGTGATGTTCTTGGCTCAGTTATTCCGCATCGATCACACCGAAAGACACCGCCAGAAATATGCGTCATTGGTTTTCCACATCCTCGCGCCCTGGGGGATTGTTCCCCGAGACCATCCCATCTGCAACAATACGGTTCCCAGAGTTTCGACACCGAAAGCGGATACTTTGAAGCCTTTCGGATCAATGCCTTTCGTGCATTCAAGCCTCGGACAAGCTTACTTTTTTCATCCATCCAGATCCACCACGGGACCATCAATCATCGGGGTTATTACTTCGTCAGCGGCTGCTATCTCTTTCCGCAACTCTTCAACGGTCAACACTTCGCTTTCTGCTTCTACTGTTACCGCTAATGACATCTCGCGCCGATACCCGTGACGACGCTCGAGTAACCACGCCGCCGCTTGCCATGATCCAGACATTGCAGCACTTTGAATTAATGCTAATGACTTGATCGCCCCCTGGGCTTCTGCCATGTCAACATCATGGACAAATTTCACATATTCCGAATTAGGATCCTTGGATCTTCGCCCGTTACACATCCACTCCTGAAGAGTCCGAAGGGGTATCCCTGCATAGGCCGCAGCCACTTGTCTTGTCGCACCGACTCGCGTAGCTTCGAGCACTCTTTTTTTGTAGAATTCCTGGAATTTACTCGGTCGTCCTGGCTTGCCCATCATCCACCTCGGAATGTTCAACTCCTGACCAATAAGCCAACCTGGCCCGGCTTATCTCCACATATCGAGGATCCATTTCCAGCCCAATAAAGTTGAAGCCTTGGAGAACAGCCGCGCATCCAGTAGTTCCCGAACCGCTGAAAGTATCCAAGATCACCGATCCCGGTTGACCTCCAACCAGTTTACACAGCCACTTCATAACTCCCAAGGGTTTGACCGTTGGGTGGTT